GGAGCGGAATCAAGCGAAGGGACCTCAGATTAAGTGAAGGTAGAAGGCGGGTCATCCTGAGGGCCTGGGAATTGTTCCCAGTGAGACCAAACGAGACGGTTAGGAACAAAGAAGAAGTGAATGTCTAGATAGACGTTGTCCATGTAGGGGAAGATGGGAGTTGCTAGACGACAGAGCGCGTTCATTTTTAGATTAATAGTGTCGCCCGGAAGAATAGGCTCCCAGAGAACGGGGTATAAATAACCCTCATTTATAGTAGTTTTATGGGAAAACGAGCGATCAAAAGAAGATCGCGGGGCAGCAATGGATGAAGGGACGTTAGCGAAGTGTGATTGCTTAACGCGACCGCTAGTGTTTACACGAAATCCCATAAATATTAGTTACCTTTCAGGGTTAAAGAGCCAGTAATTTGAATTATTGTTGCACAAGAGTTGGCTGATTGCGAATAACAGTTCGAGCAGAGCCCAGATTAAGAGGACTCGCGTTAGGTACAAGGTTTCCAGTAGACTGATCAAAAGTAGCTAGTTCCATAAGGCAGAAGTCATCAGGGAATTTAGAGAAGGTCGAGTTTCCTTCATTTACAGCGACTTCGAAACCACGCATAGCAGCAACGGTAGAGGTTTCAGGGAAGGGCTGAAGGAAGTGGTTAGCTTTAACATCAAGTACAGCAAATAGTTTCATTCTATAGTCCTCTTTAAACAGTTTTTAATTAAGGAAGCCTTAATTCGTTCGCGAGTTGCGAGACGGGTGTCAGTAGAGTTGGGATCGGAATAGAAGTCAAGAGCTTTTTGGCGATTTTTTTTTATTTCGGCAAAAAGGGTAGGATCGACACGTTCGAGGAGTTTATCGAAGTATCGGGGAGGCATAGAGGCAGGGCGGCCAGGACCGGGAATAACTTCGTCGTGAGGGTAGATATCCTCTTTAAATTCTTCGAAGAAGGCAGAGGCAATACCAGGACGACGGGACATGGTTACGAATTCCGGTTTACGGCCACCATAGGAGAATTGAGAGCCAGCGCCAGTAATTTTTTTAAGGCAGTAGCGAGCCACATAAGCGGCAGATTCGAAGGAGACTTCGGAGATAGTAGCGCGGCCTTTACCCCAGAGACGGGTAAGGAGCGGAGAGGTATACTGAGAATGTCCAGAGCGAGAATTAGCTATAGGAGTTCTGTCTTTGCAGAAGTCTTCGCCGAATAGGATCATGTGGTGATGAGGACGAGAAGTAAGTTCACCATACTCACCACACTGAAAGAAGCGAAGAGGATGAGGAGAGAACTCTTTACGAGTGCGTTTAAGGAATAATTGGACATCTTCGAGAGTAAGAGTAGCAGCGCCATTTGGGAGGCGAGGTAGATGAGCGTCATCATAAGTAAGGGTAAGAAAGGAGGACCGATCATGAAGTTTGGCCTCTTTCATAAGGCGGACAGCCCATTGACGGGAGCGTTCAAGACGACAGCCAATGCATTGTCCACAGGGTATAGGAGTAGGAGTACCATGTTTGGCTACGTCAGCAGAAGGCATGGTACGGGGAAAGGTAATAGTACACTTTCCTGAGACACCAGGGGCGGGACGGCGCACGAGCGCCATTAACGGCTTGTAGCAGGGCATATAGGCCTAGAGGCGAATACCACCACGGGACAAGGTACGGGGAGCGTTTTTAGGATGAGATTTGGCACCGCGTTTGAAGTTTTTGCGGTTTGAAGATTTAGACATCATTTTACGTTTCATAGTGTCCTCGTGATTAGTAGCGTTAGAGCCGTTTGGTGTCAGTTGGCACAGTTACAACAAGAGAGCACTGTGCCATGGAGCCTAATCGGCTCCCTTAGCCGCATCTTTAGGAGCAGCTTTATTAGCGCCCGCAGGGCGCTTTACAGGGAGAACCTGTTCTCCCTGGACCCTCTGGTCATCTCCTGAATCGGTAGCGGCGATAGCCGCTTCCGCTCCAGGCGATTTTTTTAGAAGACCAAAGCGCTCAAATAATTCGCGAGGAGCTTTGTCTAGGTTAGCAGGGTTGTGATCGAGTTCACGGCGGAACTCTAGAGGAAGAGATAGGAAGGCTTCTTCAGCACGTTCAATAACGGCATAAGCCTCAGAGAAGGAAGTAGGGACATTAGTAAAGTCACCATATCGGGGGGTGTTAGCAGTCATCCAAGCAGGTGGAGAGATACCGCGACGCATACGAGCGACAATTTCATTTATATCGACTTCGTCACGGAACTCCTGTTTGGTACGGGTTGGTTCCCCCGATTGAGGATTGTAGACACGTTGGTTTCCAGAATAGGCAGAGCGAAATTTTTTCATTTTATCTTCCTTGTTTGCGTTCGATGTATTTCTTCATCTTAGAATGTTCATCACGCATTTTGTCATTAGAGCGATCTAGTTTCAGTTTTACTGCTGGTAGGATATTGCCGACCATACCCGCAGCTTGTTCAGCGCGGTTCATGATGGCGTCATATTTTACAGCAGATTTGTTTACTTCATTCTGAGCTTTTTCAAGCTCAAATTCAGATTTTTTAGCAGAGAGACCATAGTCAGATTTGAGGCGGGCTTCTTTACTTTCATAGGCGGCAGTATCGCGGCGAGCGCCGAGATCATGCACGCGAATAGAGTTGTTCAGATGAGCGCCCTCAGTTTCAGCGTCGATTTTTTTGGCCGAGGAGATAGATTGAGCGGTAGAAGCGGCCTGAGCAGCGACGGTAGATTGTTTAAGGGCGAGTTCAGCTTCAGTAGAGGCGAGAGCAGGAGCGATAGAAGCGAAGTCTTTGGCCGAGCCTAGAGACTTACCAATAGCATCTTCCATCCGAGGAGCGACAACAGTAGCAGTAGAGCCAGAAGGGCTAGAAGCACCAGAGCCGCCAGTAGCAGAGAGAATTGGATTAAGCCCAGCAGCGCGGAGATCAGCAGTCTGACGCTGGTGGGCAGTGTTCGACATACGTTCCTGAAAGTCACGGTTTTCCTTGGCGATTGCCATGTTAGTGGCATTAGTTTCCTGTTGCATACGAGCGTTGGCCTCGTTGGTGTTTTTTTGACCAAAGAAGCCAGCGAGCGAGCCGACAGTACCTAGAATGGCAGAGCCTAAGAAGGGGTCCATTATAACCTCGTGAGTCCAGGAGCAGAGTAAACAGGTAGTACACGCACATGACGGAAATTAGTCCATGTGTCGAGGATAAAGTGAGGCTCGGTAGTAACGGCGATAATACGCTCGATAGGAGGAGACTCAGGGATAATATCCGCGAGAGTAGGTAGAGACGCGAACTCAATAGCGAGATGCCATGCATCGAGAGAGGCAGTAGCATTAGACCGGAAGAGACCAGTAACGTAGGAAGGCTTATAGCGATATTCAGCCCAGCGTTCCTGGTAACCGAATACGTTTTCACCGGTAGAAGAGTAGGTAGCAGGCATATAGATTTCTTTATTGAGAACGGCCTGTTCACCAAGGTTCGCGGCAAGAGGTTCATAGTAGTCATAGCGAGAGCGCACCGACCAGTGGCGGGAGAGGCCTTGTTGGTAGGTAGTATCAGCACGGACGGATACAAGGCCTAAGAGTTGGCCGTGTTCTACGAAAGAGTGGTTAACCCCAGCTTTACCACGGCCGACAGCGAAACCGGCCAAGTTACCTTGAGGGGTTTCAGCATCAGTAGAAGAGGTTTGAGCAATAGGAGATACGTTAATATCAATGGTTTGACCACCGAGATATTCGGGGCGTTGTAAGCGGAAGTCAGGCGAGACAACACCGAAGCGAGCAAGCAAGATTTCCACGTAGCGAGAGCCACCGCGAGCATCAAGTTCAAGCATTTGCTGAAGAACAATAGCTTCGCGAAGGGCATTTACAGTTGGGCCGATAGCGGCAGTTAAGTCAGCTTCGAGACCAGTGTTGTTACCGAAGTAAGCTTCTTGAGTAGAAGCGACGGCAGAGCCACCGAAGAAGGCAGTGTTAGGGCCAGTGTTAGAGAGTCGGAGGTAGTTGTTTGAGAGAGGAGAGCTACCGTTAGAGTTGAAAGTAGGAAGAGTACCATCAGAGATAACGGGAGCAGAAGTTCCAAGAGATAGTCCGACAGCGGCACCTTTTTGGGGCCAAGGTAGGCAAGAGGTGAAGTAGTCTTTTCGACGGTTGCGTTTTAAGAGAGCGTAAGCAGTAGTATCAGGACCGTCACCAGTATCAATAGTAAGAGGGTCTTGAGAATTTTCGTCACGATACCAATCGTTCCAAATTTTACGATACGCACGAAAAGGGAGAGCGATAGGCATAGAAGCCTGAGGAATAGAGGCGACCTTCGTAGGTAGCCCAAAATAGTCATAGATAGAAGCTTCGGAAAAGCCAGCAGAGTGTGTAGCGTCATCAAGCGAAGGGCCCTCCTA